GCACGTTGCGTTTCACGTTCGGATAGTTCGGCGACGCCGGCCCGTAGGAGTAGGCGCCGCTCGTATTGAGCAACGTGAACGCGGCCTGCGCGGGCTGCGGGTTCGCGGACTCGTCCGACCGGCCGATGGTGATCGAAATGGCCTTGGAGTACTGGACGTCGGCGGTGACCTCGGTCCAGGTCCACGGCGTCGCCGGGGTAGTGATCTGCGCGCCCCACGCGAATTCGACGACGAGGTTGACCGGGCCGGCGAGCGTAGCGCTGCTGTTGAGGAGGATCGGCACGCCCGGCGTCGGCCCACTACCGTCCACCAAGGGGGCGGCAGGCACCACCACGCCGCGCGTCTGCTGCGTGCGCCGCGCGGCGAGTTGTGGGGCGATGCCGGGCATGCGTCACTCAGCCCAGTTGATGTAGCACTGCATGTTGACGGCCACGGAGAACGACGCCTTGATCTTCAGCCACGAGCTGATGTTGACGACGGGCTGCTCGTCGGGCAGGAATTGGTAGCTGTAGTTGAGTTCGTTGTCCCCAGCCGTGCCGGCAATGAGCTGCGAGTCGAACATCCGAACCGTGGTCGGCGATGCCTGCGCGGAAGCAGTATACCCGGTCGCGGTCGTGCCCAGCGTCAGCAGCGACGCCGGCAGGTTGCCGTCCATCGGCATGAGTCCCGAGGCGACGTGGGCGGTCACCGTGTCGCCCGCGTTCTCCGCACACAGGCTCACCGTGCCTGCCTGTGCACCGGAAATGGAGAATCCCCAACTGACCACCTGGAGCATGCGCGACGACGGCGTGGCCAGCTGGAGCATGGTCTTGACGGACGTGCCCGTCGAGACCGATGTCCACGTGCCGGCAGTGATCGGCGCGTTGTACGCCACATACCTATGCAGACCCACAAATCCTCCTATCCGACCCGTACCCGTTGGCCGTTGACGTTGAGCTGAATCTGGTTGGTGCGAATGAGGTTCATGATCAGGGTCGCGAAGCCGTTGTTGACGGCCCCGGCGAACGTCATCGTCACGTCGGTCGCTGGGGCCGCGCCTTGCATGAGCGCGGCGGTGTTCGCGGCCGGCATCACCGTCGATCCGTTGGGCAGCTGGACCGCCTCGGGTCCGCCGTCGTTGATCCCGACCGTGCCGTAGGACGTCGGTCCGCCGGCCGCATACCAGTGGTAGGCGTTTTCGTGGCTCAACGCGCCCGCCGGACTGCCGTAGCGGGCCGCGATGTAGCGGCCCATCGCTTCCGACTGCAACGTCGGGTCGCTGGTCTTCGCGATCCCGTAGCTGGCCCAGGTGCTGTTGAGGAACTGGCCCATGCCGTAGGCGGTGCTGGTGGGGTTCTGGGCCGTGTTGTTGAACCCGGCCTCCATCATTTCCAGCTGGTAGGCGTCGCTCCACTGCTGCCCGGTCCACCCGAACATCGACGCGAACACCGACTGCATGATCGCCTCGTTGCCTGCCCGACTGCCCGACACGCCACCCGCGATACCGACCGTCGGGTTGGCTGGTGCCACATACGCAGGGAGGCCAGCAGGGTGTGGCATCCCCACCACAGTCAGCGCATCCACCGCGGTCTGATAGGCGGCGCCCATCACACCCAGCTGTGCGTTCGTGCCCACCAGACCGCCGTCGGCATAGTGGCCGGCGTTGATGGCGTCCAGTGTGTCCCGGTGCTGACTGGTGCTCGCCGCGTTGATGACGTACTCGCCGTCGGACAGCATCGCGGGGATCTTGTCGCCGCGCGGGCCGCCCGGTCCGCTGATCGGGCCGCCGTCTGCCTTCTGCGTCGCCGTCGCCGGGTTGATGTAGACGCCCTGCGCGTGCAGGTCAGCCTCGATCGAGCTGTAGTCCACCTGCGCGACCGCGCTCATAGTGAACTTGGACGTCTGCGGAATCGCCCCGATCTGCTTGAGGAAATTCTCGGCCGCGGTCGTCGACCCACCGAACAGGACGGCCGTGTCCTGGATCAGGTCGTTCACCTGGGTTTGTTGCGGCAGCATCGTCGACTTCAGCGTGCTCGCGAGCTGCAAGATCATCTGCTCGTTCTGCTGGCCCGCCACGGTGCCGAGGTTCGTTTCGTCGGCCAGGGTCTGCTGCGCGGTCTTCAGAGCGTTCTGGGCGGTCGTGACCGCCATCGCGGCCTGCTGCTGCGAATACAGGGCATTCGTGACCTGCTCGTGGGCCTGCGTGACCGCGTATTCGGCGTTGGTGACCTGCTCCTGCGCCTGCTGCAAAGCGTATTGCGCCGAGGACACCTGCTCGGTGCTCTGCTCCAGCGCTTTCTGCGCCGACACCACCCCAGGATTGTTGTCGATGCCCTGCTGCTGGGCGGTGTTCAGGCTCTGCTGCGCGGTGGTGCTGGCGTTCTGGGAGTCGGCGAGCTGGTTCTGGGCCTGGATCAGCGCGATCGCGGCCTTGACCTGCGCCTCGTTCGCCGAGGTGACCTGTTCGCTGGCGATGGCCTGCGCGTTGCCGGGCGTTACGCCGAGCGCGCCGGCCGCCGTCTGCGCGTCGAACAGGGACACGTTCGCCGACAGCGCCGACGCGGACGCGTCGGCCTGCTGCAATGCGAGCGACACCAGCTGCTGCGCGGCCTGCTGCCGGGCCGTCGCGACAGCTTCCTGGGCGGTCTTTTCGGCATCGAGCGAATCGGTGTACTGGACTTGAGCGGTCTGGACACCGTGCTGCGCCTGGGCGAGCGACTGCTCGGCCTGCTGCACGCCGTAGTCGGCCGCGGCGACCGACTGCTGAGCCTGCTCGTACGAGTGGGCGGCGGCGTCAACGCCGGTCGCGGCCTGAGCTGCTGCCTGCACCTGCTGCTGATACGAGGTCGTGATCGCGGTCGCGGCTTGGTTCGCGGACACCATCGCCGAGTTGAACGCCGCCGACACCTGGTCGAGGGTGTCTTTCCCGTTGTTCTCCTTGATCCCGTCGTAGGCCTGCTCGACGTCATTGAGAGACAGGCTGTATGCGCTGGCCCCCTGGGCCTCGGTCGCGAACGCGCCGGACGACGACTCCAGTTGTCCCAGCGCGATTTCCTGAGCCTGCTGCATGTCCGACAGAGCCTGCTTGGCGGCGTTCACCGAATTGGTGAGCTGGTTGTAGTGGGTGACCGCGTCCTGGTTCGCCTGCGACAGCGACCCCATCGAGATCGAGCCGCTGGACACCTTCTCCGCAAGCTGCTGGACACCGACCGACGTCGTCTGAAGCGACGCCGCCATGCTCTCGCCCGCGGCCTTGCCGCCCGCCGACCCACTCGCCAGTTCCTGGCTGAGGGTGAGGGTCGCGGCGCCCGCCTGCTGCTGAGACGTCACCAGCTGCTGGGTGTAGGACTCGGCGTCGGTGAGCGAGCCCGAATAGGCTTGCGCGAACGCCGCGGCCGACGTCCCCGCACCGGTCAGGTCGCTCGCGATGGACTTGAGAGCGTCGTTGCCGGTGAGCTGCTGGGCGGCGTTGCTCCCGGACTCGCCCAACCCGATCAGCTGCTGCGACAGGTCCTGCGCCGCCGTCGACGTCTGCCCGCTGCTCGAAAACAGACCCATCATCGCGATCTGCGCGACGTTCATCACCATCCACAGCGGACCCATCGCCTCATTCAGGGCGCGCATCGAGAATGCCGCGCCGTCCGCCGCCCCAGCGGCGGCCGTCTCGGATTCGGCGGCAGCGGCCATGGCCGTACTGAGTTCCTGGGATGCCTCCGATTCCTGCGTGGTCGCGGTGACGACGTCGGCGCGGGCCTTCGCGATCTGCTCCTCGTCGCCGGAAGCCATGGCCTCGTTGAGCTTCTGCTCCGCATTGACCATGTCCAGGGTCGCCTGCGACGCGGCGACCGTCTTCTGTTGCAGGTCCGTCAGATCACCGTCGTTGTTGACCTGCACGTCGATCACGGCCTTGACCGAGTTCTCGACCTGCTGGACGAGGTCCGAGACCTGCTCGCGGAAGATCATCGCGTCCCCGACGTCGACGGGGATGTCAGCGCGCGTTGTCGTCGCCAGCTCCGCGAGAGTCGACTCAAGCTGCGACTGGAACCCCTCCAAGTCCGGGTTCACCGGGATCGCCACGGCGTCGCTCGCGATCGACTTGACCGAGGACCTCACCTGCGCGATCCAGGCGTCATCGATCGGGTTGGCCGCGCGGACCGGCAGTTCGAGGGGGGCCTCGTTCGCGAGCTGGGCGCGTGCCGCCGCATACGGGTCCTCGCCGCCACCGAACAGGGGCGCCGGCGAATACGAAGGCTGGAACGAGCCGGCGCCCGACGTGCCCGACTCTGGCGTCAGGTCAGCCACCCCTGGCGAGCCCTGCGCCAAGCCGGCTGAATCTGTTTCGACGGGGACGACGATCGACCCGACTTCGGCGCGCAACGCCTCGACGTCGCCGAGAACGTCAGCGTTGAACGCGTCAGTGTTCCCCGCCTGGAGTGGCACCTCGATCGACGCGGTTTCCCGCGCGGCGTCCAGGGCCTCCTGAAGCTGCGCCGTGGCCTGTTCCGCGTCGATCGCCACGGGAATCTCAATGGATTCCCCTTCCAGCGAACCGAGACCCTCCTCGACCTGGGCGGCGAACGCCTCGTTGATCGGGTTGGTCGCCCTGATCTCGATCGGCTCTAACCCGGCAGCCCACTCTTCGAGGCCGGCCATGATCGCGGCTTTTGTGGGCGCGGTGCCGTCGTTGAGGGTGACGTCGATTTGGATCTGGTTGCCCATGTGCTATTCACCTCCCTTCCCGTAGTCGGCGACGGCCATGTGCCACAACAGGTCTTCCGATTCCGCCAGCAACGTGGACAACGTGTAGGCGGGGAACCGTTTCAACAGACGGATAATTAGGCTGGAACGGGCGTACTCTCCTGGACAGTCATCGGGATTTCCGACAGCCTGGTAGCGGGAGATGGCCGTTCCAAAGGGGCCGGCACGCTCATCCTCCCCGAAGCCCAGACGCCCATGATCACGCCGACCTGTTGGGGTTCAGCCACCTTGTACAGGCCGTCCAGTGAGATCGGAACAGGTTCGCCGTGCTCGTCTTCCACGTTCCACTCGATGACGTGGTCGATGAACATGTCGAGCCGCTGATCGTTCTTCTCCTTGCGCGCCTCGGCACTCTCGCCCTCGGTCGGCGCCAGGTCGAAGAACGTGTTCAGTCGCTGCCCCATCGTCATGGCCTTGACCCGAATACTCAGGCCCTCAAATTCGGTGCCGTCAAACGGAAGCTCGTAGACGGTGCGTTCCATCCGAAATCCCACGGCCGTCTCCTTTCGCGATTGGGTCGGAAGGGTGGGCTGCGGCAGCCCACCCTCCCGGCTCAGTTGGTCGTCCAGGTCGGCGTGTTGCCGTCGGCGAGGCTGCCCGGCACCGAGAACGTGTCGGCACCCGTGTTCGCGCGGGTGAACTGGTAGTCGGTGAGGACGCAGTTGACGACGAGCTTCGGGTTACCCGAGGTGGTGCCGATCGGGTCGATCTCGACGCTGCGCTGCACGCTGGTCGAGCTGATCGTGGAGAACACCGCGTGGCTCATGTTCGCCGCGTAGTTCGTGACGCCCTTCAACGTCACCGTGTAGTCGGCGAGCAGCAGCAGCCGTTCGTGGGAGAACTTGTCCACGCCGGTGGTGTCCTGCACTGCGCGGGGCGTCGCGAAGTTGTAGTCGGTGATGTCGTTGCTGATCGTCTGCGGGGTGCCGGAGGCGTCCGCCACCTTGATCGCTGCCCCGAGACCTGAAACCTTGGCCATGGCTCAACCTCTCTCGTTTTCCGTCCGGAGACGGTCCAGGTGGGTCGCCATGTCGTCGACCCAGTTTTCGGCGCTGTCGTGCACGTACGGGCGTCGACCCGTCGGGTCACCGCGCCAGTCGCCCGGCCGCGTGTAAAACACCGGCGGCCGGCCCGTCTCCATACGGTGCTCGGAGGATTTGAAACACGGCTGCCCAGCATCGAAGATCCACAGGATTTCTTCCGCACTAACCGCCAGGACCTGGTAGCGGTAGCCGTGCTGTTTGATCGTCGCAATGTCTTGTTCAGACAAGGGGGCGACGTTGATGGACCACCCGTGCAGGAACGGCTCGCAGTCGACTTCATCGCATGTCGCCGGAACCCAGTGCGTCTCCAGCGGCATCGATGCCCCGTAGGTCTTGTACGCCTGCGGGGGCCCGACGGGAGCGGTCCGATTGATGAACGTGTGGCCGAACGGCACCTGCACCATGCCGCTCATCAGAACGACACCGCGATCTGGTTGCGGCAGCAGTTGACCGCGAACGTGATGCTCGTGAACGTGCCCGTGCCAGTGATCGCACGGAGATACCGGTTCACCGTGCCCGTAGCCGTGAGCCGCTGCGCGCCGACCGCGGCGATCGACCCGAAATCGATCAGGTTCGACCAGGTCGAGTTGTCCGCCGAGTGCTGCACCGCGACATCCACCGAGGTGCCGGTGAACGCGGTCACGTGCAGGTACGCCTGCGCCCCGGATGAGGTCCCGAGCGTCCACGTCCAGGTTGGAGCGACCGAGTAGGTGATCGCGATCGTCGCGCCCGCCGGGACCGTGTAGGTGCCGTCACCAGCACCGACCGTGACACCATTGACGCTGACGTTGGTGAGCGTGCCGCCCGAGATGACCACAGACGCGGGCAGCGGCGACGTGTTCGTGACCGGGGTCGTCGAGGCTGGCACCGCCGGGGCGGAGAATCCCTGGCCGCTGTCGACTGCGGTCCCGTTCGTCGCTGTGGCGTCGGTGCGCGGCCCGGCGGTGAGTGCCACGCCCCATTCGAGCCCGAATCCGTTGGCTTGGAGCTCGACTTTCTCGGTGAGCGAGCCGTCGGTGCCCCTCGTCGGGTCGTAGTTGATCTGCTTCGCGTTGATCGACGCCATCGGGTTGCCGAGCGTGCCGCCGCTCATGAACGTGCCGATCGTGTCACTGGTGGGCAGCGGCGACAGCGCGATGTGCTCGGCGTTCGCGCTGGGGTTGAAGAAGCTGGTGAACTGCATGTCGCCGTCGCGCAGGCCGCCGATGCGTTCGTGCGCGGACTTGTTCAGGCCCGTAATATCCAGCAGCGCCGGGCCACCCTTGATCATGTCCAGCGCGCTGGTGTCGCCGGACAAGTCGTAGGCACCCACCCAGAAATGGGACGCGAGACCCGTGGTCTTGCTCATACTGGTTCACCGTCCTTCGTGGACTCGGTCCTGCCACAGGTGCAGCCGACAGCCCAGCAGATGGGCCGTGGCTGGTTGAGTTCGTCGTTGTCGTGCACGAGCGCGGGGTGCTCGCAGGGCGGCGTGTTGGGGCAGTCAGTGAGGCCGGCGACGTCGACCGGGCGCGCACCGGCTGGTGCGCTGGGCGTCTCGGCTTGCACCTGGTTGACGAACTGCTCGATGCGTTGGTGCTTCTCGTCCGTCGAGTGCTGGTCCCATTCGCGGCCGTGCTGCGGTAGATGCCACGACACCTGACCGGTGGGCAGTTCGATGTAGACGACGGGCCAGTCCGGTTCGGACGGGTCGATGCGTATACCGGCGCGCATGTCGAGGTCCAGGGCGAGCGCGAGGGCCTCGAACACGAGCGGGTAGCGCACGTCGTAGTCGGTGTCGTGCTCGACGATCTGCGCGAGGACGCCGGCCAACCGCTCGGCACCGGTGCTCATCGCTGCGCCTCGCTGTCGGCGAGCTGTGCGCGCAGCTGGTCGAGCTGGACACCGGCCTGGGCGCGCGCGGCGATCAGGTTGTCCGTCGCGACGGCGGTCCGCACGGAGCGCGTGAGCACGGCCAGGTGCAGTGACGGGAGCGCGGTGAACGACAGGCGCTTCACGACTGAGCACCGCCCTGCGTGCCCAGGAGCGCGCGGAGTTCGCGCAGCTCGGTCAGGATTTCCAGCTGCTGCTTGTTCATCGCCAGCAGCTGCTCGCCGTTCGCATGATTCGACAGCGCCAGCTCGGATGCCTGCCGGTCGCCACGATTCGCGGCGATCTGCAGGATGATGCCCTGCACCGCGGCGAGGCAGGACAGGCAGAGGTTCAAGAGGATGAACGGCATGGGGTCGGTGCCGAGTCCGCCGGTGACGATCCAGACGGCGATGATCAGGGCGACGATGCCGAGGATGGACCAGGTCCCGAACGCGCGCTTGAGGACGTCGGCGGCACGCTCACGGAACAGCAACTGGTCGCCCGACCGGACGTGCGGATGCAGGTGCCACAGCGGCCGGCTCACGGGGTCTCCTCGCGGCGCACGAGGACCGGCTGGATCGCCTCGACCAGTTCGCCGTCGACCAGGACCTCGTCGGCAACGAGTTCGACGGACACGGACGGCACGCGGCCCGCCCGAGCCTCGATGTGGACGGCGAGGACCCGGTTGGCGATGTCCACGTCGTCGACCCAGATGTGGTTGCCGGCCGGGTGCTGGCCGAGTTCAATGCGCACACGCGGACTGCTCATCGCGGCCTCACCCGTTCAACTTGTCGATGTAGGGCGCCAGGGCTTCCTCGGCGATCCCGGTGGCCTGCTCGTCGAGCTGCTCGGCGGCTTCCCCGAACGCCGGGTAGCCCTTGAACCGGGTGACCGGGTTGCGGGAACCGGTGCCGGACAGCCACGGCCCGTAGGTCGCGTTGCTCGTGGTCACCGCGGTCGTGTCGTCGGGGACGTCGATGTCCATCGAGTAGGAGTGCCGGCCGCCGTCCGAGGTGTACGTCCGGGATTCGTCGGCGGTGGTGATCGTCGAGGTGTGGCGTCCGTTGTTGACCCGGATGTGCTCGTCGAACGCCTCGCGCACGAGTTCGACGCCCTTGTCGGCGACCGCGTGTCGGGCAGCGGTGATCCCGTCGGCGAGGAGCCCGGAACCCGAGCTGTCGAAGAACGGCCCGGTGAAGGTGACGTTGGCCATCAGGGTGTCCCGCCGGGGCTGCTGGTGTCCGGGGTGGACGGCGGCGTGGGCGCGGCGGCCTGAACTGGGGCCGATGCCGGCGCGGGAACCGCTGCTGGCCGTGGGCTGTCGGCGCCTGCTGGCGGCGTCGTGGCGATGGGCTGCGCCCCAACGACCGGTGCCGTCACCAGCTTGGTGTCAGCGGCCGCCTTCGCAGGCCGTGACCCGCGCGGCGCCCGGCACGCCGGGCATGCTTCGAGGTCCCCGGCGATCCCTTGCGTGCCGCACGCTTCGCACTTCCACATCAGCGGCTGTCCTTCCAGTTCGTCACGAGCCCGGAGCCTGTGTCCACACGGCATCAATGAGCAGCGGGATCGTGATGTCCATGATTCGATACACGGTTCCGGAAACGTCGATGTTTCCGGCCTTGGCGGACAACATGACCTGATCCATTCCGAGCAGGTCGACCGCGAACACCAAGTCGCCCAACGTGAAATCCCCGGACAGCAGGCCGATCATCTGTGATGTGGCGTCACCGATCGCCGGGTCGATCGCGTCCAGATCGGCCGGCGTCGCCGTGTTGCTCAACGACTTCGAGTAGACCCGCATCCACACCGTCACTGCCGCGGCGGTGGCCGACAGACCGGAAATGGGGTGGCACGGCCCGATGTATTGCAGCCACACCGCCGCGTCGAGTCCGTCCGGGATGGGCGTGGCCGGTTCGTGGCCGTTGATGACCCCGAACAGGCCGGTTTCCAGCGCGAGGTCGCGGACGGCGTCGATGAGGGCCTCGACGTCGAGGCTCATGGCGTCACCAACTGCAAGGTCACCTTGGTGTCCACGGGTGCGCCAATCAGCGACGGTGGCTGCGTGATCGTGCCGACCAGGTATAGAAGCCCGGTCGCCTCGTCCTGAATATGGTCACTGGCAACGAGACCGACCGAGGTCGGCAGGTGACATTCGACCGACCTGGTGCCGGTCGGGGTCGTGTCCGCAGTGTTCGGGTTGCCACGCAGGTCGTCCACGAGGATCGCCGGCACACCGGAGTAGAGCGTCGTCCACGCCTCGGGTTGACCGTATTTGGTGGTGCCGGTGGCGCGCAGGATCGTGACGGTGGCGTTGGCTGCTTCAGCGACCATCGCGTGACTCCTTCCCTGCGCGCCGAACCCGGTCCACTACGGTCATTCCTCGCGTCTCAGCTCACGAACACGTACGGGGTGACCACGGCGCCGGCCGCGGTGAGCGAGCCCATCGACGCGCCGACGGTCGGCGGGACCGTCGCGAACGCGGTCGAGGTGACGGCGATCCCCGGCGACGGCGCACCCGTGCCGCTCGACATCGCGGCTTCCACCGCTGCCGAGCCGGCCAGGGACGGCTCCGTGGCCGCCGCGACCATCACGGCGACGTAGTGCAGGCCGGTGTACTTCGTGGTCGCGGGCGCGACGAGGGGGAGGGTTTTCCATGTCGTGGCCGCGATGACCGTCGAGGTGAGGTCGGCGCTCACGCCGAGGACGGTCCCGGACTGGTCGACCAGCGCGGCCCACCCGTGGGTAGGCGTCACCGACGCGGCGACGGACACGAACCCGACGTTGGAGACGAGGGTGCCAGCGGCCAGGTGCACGGCGACCAGGACGGCGGTGCCGGTCGTCAGCGTGAGCGCTGCCGAGCATGCGGACGCGGGGACGGACTCAGCGAGAGCGTTCGCCGCGAGCACGTACGTCGAGTCGGGCTGCGCCGCAACAGCCGACTGGGCGTAGCCGATGCTGGCCGGGCCGCCGGGCGCCAAGGGTGCACTCATCGTTTTTCCTCACCAGTTCACGAGAGGCGCAGACGGCAGGACGCCGTCGACGCGGAGAATGGACAGTGCGCGGGGTGCGAGCGGTGGCAGCGCCGGGGCTTGCATGCTGGCCGCGCGGGTGACGCTGACCCCGCCAACGTTGGTGGACACGTACTCGCGTTTGACGCCGGTCGGGTCGTTGTTCGCGACGAGGTACTGGGCTTGCATGCAGGTCGCGCGCACCAGCGTGTCGATCAGACCAGGGTCGGTGGGCATCCCGTCGGCGTCGACGGAGTAGACGGCGCCGACGAGGGCGACGTCGATGTCCTGGGACGCCAGGCGAAGCCACTGCGCCACGGTCGCGGTTGGGGTGAATGTATCGCCGGTCTGCGTCTGGTACTGGAGGGCGGTGGCGTAGACGCCGGGCACCGGTTCGGGTGCTGGTGCGGCGATCACGGTCACGTTCTGGACGTAGGTGACCGTGGTGTCGTCGGAGGAACGGACACCGGTCCAGGTGACCGTGTATGTGCCTGGTGCGACAGTAGTGGCGACGTTCCACACGTACTGGTAGGAGCCGATTCCCTGCGCGAGGACACCCGTCGAGGTTGCGGGGAGCGGTGTTCCGGTGCCGCTGTCGACGGCGTCGGACGCCGCGATGCCGATCGTCACGTCGGATGCGGCCACACCAATGTTCGAGTCCACGAAGGACTCGAACACCACCGCGAACGTGAACTGGCCACCGGGCCAGACGGCCGATGACGCATTCGGGTACAGCGCCTGCGTGCCCACCGGCCGTCACCTCTTCCTTATGCCTCTGGCGTGTCGTCGCCGGGAACGATCCGGGCCTTGATCTCGTCGCGTTTCAACTGGCCGGCCTCGTCCGGGTGCATGCCCTGTGCGACCGCGAACGCCGCCCATTCCTCGCGGCTGGCGTTGCCGGCCGGCGCCGGCATCTCGGACGCGCCATCGACCGGCTGACCCGGACTCTCCGGCGCGACCGGCTCCTCGACGGCGACCGGCGGAACGGCCGGGGTGGTGGGCGGCGCCGACACGCGCTCGACGCCGCCCTCCCCGCCCTCTCCGTCGAGCCCAGCCGGCTGGGGAGCCGGCTCGGGCTCGGCGTACTGGAGCTGGCCGCTGTTGACCTGCTTCTGCATGTGCTCGTTGAGCGGAAGACTCGCGGTCATCCGCCCACCACCCGGCAGCAGCAGTTCGACGTGCGTCATGGTCAGGCCACCACGTACGGCTCGGTCAGCACCCACACGGTCATCGACGTGGAGGCATCCCAGTCCAGCCACATCGACCCGTCGACCTGGGTGAACCGGTCGGTCGTGGTGATCTCGACGACCTCGGTGGCGCCGGCTGCGACCGTGACGGACAGGTCACCGACGGTGCCCTGGGTGAACACGGTGTTCTGCGGCGCCAGCATCGAACTGTTCGCCGCACCGGACGCGACGCCGGTGTAGCTGGCGGAGCGCAGCTTCAGCGTGTGCGTTGCGCTGTCGGCGTTCTTCACCATGATCTTGGCGTGGTACGGGCCGGGCGATGCGACGATGTTGCCGTTCACGGCGTCCGGGGTCGCGCCCGAGCCGATGGCGACACCCGCGTCGCGCACGAGGGCGACCGGGGTCAAAGTAGTGCGTGCCATTTCTGTTGTCCTCCCTCAGATCCCGACCGGGCGGGCGACACCGGCGACCGCGATACAGTCCGGGCGAACGAGCTTCGCGCCGTAGACGTGCAGCGCGCGGACGGCATCCGCGAACGTGGTCTGCAAGCGCAGGGCCTCGGTCTGGCTGATCTGCTCGCCGTAGGTCAGCGCCATCGGGTGTCCGGCCTGAACAGCCCACGCGCCCTGGTAGGAATAGGTGCCGGCGTTCGGGCCAGTGGAGATCACCTGCGTCGACGGCGTCGAGTCGAACTGGATGCTGTTGTTCGTCTTGTAGATGTTGAAGCCGGCGACCATCCCGATCAGGCCCTTCTGGAACACCTGGGACGGCTGGCCCTGCATGTCGGTGACCGCGACGAAACCGAGGGTCTGCTTGACGAGAGCCTCGGCCCACGGCGGCACGGTGCAGTAGCGGCCGTTCTCCGGGACGTTCGCCTCGTCGAGCGCGACCGACAGCGGCAGCAGCACCTGCGTGTAGAAGTCCGCCGGATGCGACGTCGCACTCAGGAACGGCTGGGGCAGCACATAGTTGCCGACCGTCAGGCTCGTCGAGGTCGTGTTGGACGGTCCGACCAGGATGTTCTGCTGCGCGACCTGCGTGTAGAAGTTCGCGAGGAACTGGTCGGCGGTGTCGGCGAGTTTGTACGCGCCGCGGTCTTCGAGGTAGGTCTGCATGTCGCCGGCCGCTTGGCGCTTGTCGACGTCGTCGACCTCGAAGGCGAACATTTTCGCCTGGTCGATCAGCAGGTCCTGCGCGGAGTCGACGAGGGCCTGGTACTGGATTGCCGCGCCGGGGGTGTAGTCGGAGACGGTCGGGTCGCCGAGCTGCGTGATGCGCACGCTGTTGCCGGGCCCGGCGATTTCGCCTTCGTAGTCGTCGTTGGAGATGGCCGGCGAGCCGTAGACGAGGGACTTCTTAAGTGCGGCAAGGATCACCTTGGACCACACTGTCGGTTTGAAATTGAGGACAGACACGTCCAGTGCCCCTTCCGTGGGCATCGTGTCCATGCGGACTCATCAGATGCCCCGTGCGGGACGGTGGTGTCACATGCCCGTGCGGGCGGTCCTCGACTGACCCATGCGGGTCGGGGTGGCGCTCGACGCCCGTGCGGGCGGTCTCGTCGCCATGGTAACTCACGGCATGCGAAACGCCAGACCTCTATGTATGTGGAGGTCTGGCGTTTCGTGGCGTGTGGCTACCGGTTGCGGGACTGGCGCGGTTTCCCGATGCCGATATTCGCGAGCAACCCCTGCTTGATCGCGTCCGACACCTGTTGTGGTGACGCGGCGTCCAGGTCGGCCTCGGTCCACTGCTGTCCGGTCACTGACGGCGCGGTGACGACCGGGCCGGACGACGCGGGCAGCGGCGTGACGGCAGGCTGCTGGGGCGCCGGTGGTGCGTCCGGCGCCTTCGCGGGCTGCTGTGCGGCGAGCGACGGGTTCGCGACAATCTGGCTGGCGACGATCGCTTTCACCTGGTCGGCGAAGTCGGCAGCCGACGAGTCCAGCCCGGACGTCTTCGCCATGAACGCGCGGGAGTCCAGCAGCGCGTTCGCGTCGGCACCAGCGGCCTGCGCGGCGCGGAACACGGCCAGTTCGGTCGCGGCCTGCCGTGCGGTGCTCTGGTACTGGGTGACCTGCTCGGCGAGCTTGCCCGCGTCCGGCTTGTCGTCGATCTGCACGCCCATCTTGTCCGCGAGCAGCTTCAGGGTCTTCTGCTGCTCGTCGAGCTGGCCGTCGCGCTGCTTCCACCGGTCTTCGTGCTTGCGGGCCTCGGCCTGCATCTGCGCGGCACGCTGGTTGGCGGCGTCGAGGTCGGACTGGAGCTTCGCGACCGCATCAGTGGTCGGCGCCGCACTGGGTGCGGGCGCGGGCGCTGGCGGGGTGGGAGCGGCCGGTGGTGTGGCGGGCGGCGTGGCCGGCGCAGCGGCCGGGTCGGTGACGGCCTGCGCGGGGGCCGGAACGGTCATCGTGGTCTCCTACGGGGTGTTGCCGCCACCAGGGCGGATCAGGCTGGTGATGCTGGCCGGCTGACTTGCGGCGTTGACGCCGTTCGACGCGCCACCGAGGCCGGTGTCGTTGGTGGTGTAGCCGCCGGTAGGCACGCCGTCGTCGGCGTCCATGTCGGACATCGTGCCGCCCGCACGGGTCGCGGCACGGGCGGCGTTGAGGTCGAGGTTGCGGGTGGTGCCGTGCTGGGAGCGGACATTCTTGCGGCCAGCCGTCTTCGCCATCACACGCGCTCCGGCGCGGACCACTGTGCTTCGCCGCTGCCCTGCGAGCGCGACGTGACCCACAGGGTGTCGTTCCCGTCGAGCAGGACCTGACCGTTGACGCAGGACTCGACGGTGTTGCCCCACGTGCGAACGATCACCATTGGGTAGACGTCCCCGGTGCGGGCGTCGTTGCCATGATGGATTTGCGCGCCGAGTTCCTGGCTGGCCAGGGTGACACCGGCGGCATTGAGGTTGCGCGCGCCGGCGCGGCGTTTGTTGATCTGCTCGACGTCCATGCCGGCAAGTCGGTAGTGGACGATCCGTCCCACGCTCGGTACCACCTGGATCACTTCCCTTTCTTCGCGTTTTTCGCTGCGGTTTTCTGGCCTTTCGCGAGGACGTTCTGGGCGAAGTTGGCCTGCTGCTGCGCCTTCGGACCGAACTTGCCGGCCGCGGCCGCGTCCATCTTGGCCTTCGGGATCGGCTTGCCTGCCGGGACGCCGAGCGACTGGTGCAGGCCGCCCTTCTTGAACGAGATGGGCTGCTTGCCGGGCGAGGAGATCGTCTCGGTCTTGCTCGCCGCCGGTTTCGGCGTCGACTTCGCCGCCGGCTTGCCGCTGGTCTTCTTCGGTGTCGCCATGGTCAACTCACCCTCTCGTAGGTCGCCTCGAAGATGTCATCTCGGCACGGGTAGAACTCGCCCGCGACGCCTCGGATCACCCAGTCGCCCAGGTTGGCGCGCATGGTGCCTTCGAGAGTGGGAATGTCGATGCCTTCGGGACTCTTCTCGTTGGCGCCCCCGCACCAGGTGGCGATGACCGAGCCGTCGTTCACCGACTCGAAGCGCATGGCCTCGATCTCGACCGGCTTCTTCCTGTACCGACCCGCCATGGTCAGCCTGCCTTCCGTGGTTGCCGTGGTGCCTGATGGTACGTCCGAACGTGCCTGTCCAGGGTGGACCGTGCCGCCGTCAACCTCCGGTTAGCTTGAGCTTTCGCCAACGGTGTGAGCGCGACCGCGCGGCCGGCGGTTTCCCGGCGCACGGACCGTTCCAGGGCACGCTGCCGTTGCTGGCCCGCGTAGGACGGCCCGGACGCGGCGGGCGGCATCATCATGTTCATGCCGTCGGCGAACGGCACCAGGAAGTGTCGGCACGACGGGTGCAGCAGCCCGCGCGCGACCGCCTCGGCGACCGTGGCCGCGACCGGTTGCAACTGCCGCACGCCACGGGAATCAACCGCGGTCACCATCGACCCGGCCGGCGTCGACCCGAACAGCGACAGGACCCGGTACTCGAACGGAAGGCACTTCGGGCACGACTGGCCGAGGCTGGTTTTGTCGACCATCACCAGGTCCATGCCGTGGCCGGCCATCAGCTGGTACTGCGCAGCCAGGGCGAGCCTGGTGCACGCGGTGCGGGTGGCCATCTGCACGTAGACGGGCAGCGGCCAGCGGCGCCCGGCGGTGTCGGTGAGCACCGTGAGGCCGTGCGCGGCCGTGTCGTCCATGATCTTCTGCGCGGCCAGCGCCGGCTCGCTGCCTCGGGTGGCGTCAGCGGCTTGACGGAACACGTCGTCGACCTCGCCGACCGCGAACACGGCGCCGTCATGGATGCGGACGAGGAACTGTTGCCACCCCGGCGACACCGACACGTCCGGCACCGCGAACGGCTTGGCCGGCTGCCCGACGGGAACGCCGAACAGTGTGCGCACCGGCGGAAGACTGTCGTTGAGCACCGCGGTGGTCTCGCGGAGGATCCGCTGCTGCGCCGCGGCGAGGGTGCGGTCCGTCCGCGTGACCGCACCGGCCATGGTGGCGGCCGCGGCGGCGTGCAGCTCCCTTGCGACCTTCCTGCGGTTGGCACTCTGCAAGACCCGGCGGACCGCTTCGCCGAGCTGGCCGAGCAGCATCAGCTGCGCGCCAACCATGACGGCCGCCACGGCGGCGGCGACGGCCAGCGCGGTGTCCTCGCGCCGGCCGCCGGGCGTCTGCTGCGCGGCGGCAGTCATCGCGGGCTACGCATTCGGATCCGCACCGCCGGTCGAGGGCTCGTTCGGGTTGTCGCCCGGCACCGGCCCGTGAACCGGCGGAACGGTCGAGGTCTGGGCGATCTGGTCGATCTCCTGGCCCAGGTCTTCGCCCATCGGTGCGGCCAGCGCGATACGGGCGCGGGAGGCGAGTTCGGCGCCGGTCTCGGAGAAGATCGCGGTGACTTCCTCGTCGACCTGTTCCGGCGACCAGTCGGGATGCACCAGCTGGACGATGACCCGCTTGGACGCGGCGGCGGCGGCTTCGAGAGCCTGCGCGGTCTGGGCGAGGGTGGTGATGTCGGGGCCGATGGTTTCGACGAACTCGATGTTGGGCCGTTCTGGCGTGATCGCGCGGTTCCCGAAGTTCTGGACCTCCATGACCATCAGGCTGTAGATGATGTTCGCGAGTTCCGGCCGCACCGTGTTGATCTTTTTGGAGCGGGTCATCATCGTGAGCCGCTCACGCATGTTGATCTCGGTCGCGGTGAGCGCGCCGCCACCCTGCTCGTAGTCCCCGAACGTCTGACTGGAGTAGCCGGCCTGCTGCACGATCTTGTTCACCAGGTCGGTGCAGGTCTGCTGATGCTCCTGCCAGCGGATGTTGAACTGGTTCAGCGTGATCGCGGGCGACGAGTCGTCGTGCAGCATGTTCATCGGCGAGTACACCTGCCGCTCGGGCTCCCACACCGCGCCTTTGCCGCGGCCGATGTTGTCGAGGTACTGCGGCGGGACGATGATCCGCGACTTGGCCAGGCGCACGTCCCGGATCCACGAGCTGTAGACCTCGTCGAGGTTGTCCATCAGGTTCTCGACGCCGGAGAAGTCGGAGCGCCCGATTGGCCAAGCTTGCGGGCCGAGGTCGCGGAAGATCCTGTTGGGCGTCAGGTTCGGGACGTAGACGACGCTGCTGGCGTCGAGCGGCTGGTCCGGGAACACGATGGTGTCGCCGACGACGTCCGGGTTGATCGCCTGGATCGTCGACTTGATCGCCGACGTCGTGGCGTGTGCGTCCAACGGCAGCCGCTCGCCGATGTCAGTCTGAGTGCCCTGATAGAGGCCGTGGAAGATCGCGTTCTGGCTGGGGACATGCATCTCCAGATGCCGCAGCACCTCGTCGCCGTTGTCTTCCAGCACCTGCCAGAACGTGGCGGCCTTGAGCTTGTCGTAGGTGAACAGCGGAACACCGACGTCGGCCGGTACGGCGACGAACCACGGCGTGGCCTGGACGTCCAGGTCCCACACGGTCCGCAGGTAGACGCCGCCGAGCGCGGAACACATCTCGGCCGCTTCCAGCAGGCGCCGATGCGTCGAGTCGTCGAGGAGTTGCTCGAACCAGGCGTTGTTGAGTGCGGCCTGCTTACCGTCCAGTGAGGATCGGATCACGGGCGGCTTACTGAACAGCAGCGACGCCGAGGTTTGGGAGATGTCGCCGGCGATCGGCACGTGCGACCGGGTGCGCTTCTCGCCGGGCGGTGTCGGGTTGCCCCAGAAGCTGTATTCGATCGAGCCGAGCAGGCCGCCGCGGAACTGGCCGGGCCGCGGTGTCGGCATACCGGCCTCGCCGGTCGAGGAGAAGAACGAGCGCCCGACGGGCGAGTTGGCGCCGAGGTTGTAGTAGACCCAGGCGAGCCTTTGCCTGTCGCCGGTCCACCAGGCGTCCCAGATCCGGTGCATGTAGGAGACGGGCTCGTATTCGGGCGGTGGCCACGGCTGGTTGACGACCGGGAGCCGGGTCATCATCCGGTTGTCGACCGGCCGCGCGGTGATGTTCGTAGCGCCACCGCCGGGCCCGTAGTTGGGGTCGATGATGCCGGGGATCGAGCGCGTCACGGCCAGCTCCTCATTCGTCCATGTCCGCTCGCGCGGCGTGCGCTTCGTCAAGCGTCAACGCGTACCGCAGCATGCCCATTGACTCCCACCGCTTGATGCCGTCGCTGGCGCATGTCCACATGCCGCGTTCACCGTCTTCGTCGATCGACTCGACGAGCGCGACCCACTTTGTGACGAGGCCGTGTTCCTTTTCGCGCACGACCTCGGCGATGGCTGCGTTCAGGGCGTCGCGCATGTCGGCGCCGTCAGGTTCGTCGGTCACGTCAGCCCTCGCTCTCGGTCGTGTGCTGTTGCAGGTGCAGCGCGACCGCTGCGTTCATGAACTGGGCCTGCCGGGTGAGCGCGGCCGTGGTGATGCTGGAGATCCAGCCGTTGAGGCTCCCGGTGAGCGCGGCGTCGCGTTGTTCCCGTTGGGTCACGCCGAGCGGTGGTTCCGGGATGCGCGTCTCGCACAGGACGCATTGGTGCTCGACGCGCGGCTGGAACTGGTTGAGGTCGACGACGACGGGCGCGCTCATGAGCTCTCCTCGCGGGCGGCCTTGCAACAGCACATGCCTTCGGGCCTGTCGTCGTAGCCCTCTTCCCAGTCGCCGATGCACGAGTTGCAGCAGGTCCCTCGGTGCGCCTCGGACGAGCAGTAGAACCGGGCCCACACGTCCGGCTTTTGCTCACCGATCTCGCGCTCGAACCGTCGGAACCAGCGGAGCTGGCTGCGCGGTCCCCACTTCGCGATGACCGGCGGGATGAACCCGCGCTGTGGGCGGTAGGCCGGTTCGTAGGTGGGGTCTTCGAGCGGCGCGAGGACGCTCACGGATTCACCTCGTGGAACGCCAGCGGCTCAGCGTCACCGGGAACAAAACTGGTGAACTCGGCCATGTGGGAATCGCCGCTCTGCCACCAGTGCAGATAGGCCAGCTTCTCGCCGTCGACGCTCAGTGTCGTGTTCGGTGCTGGATGATCCGCGCCGGCCTGCTTCAGCGCGGTGTGTGCGTCCACCTGGTCGGCCAGTTTCCGGAGTTGGTCCGAGGTGAGGCGGATGATCACCGGAGCTGGCTCCCGACGCTGGCTCGCGCTACTGGTTTCCACGTCTCAGCCCTCCTCGGCGGTCGGGTCCGGCACCTCGGTGACGTGGCCGCAGCGGGCCAGGAGGTCGTTCGAGGACAGTTCGAGACCACCGACGTCACGCGGCGTCCACAGATCGGATGGTTCGCCGTCGATCAGGATCCGTTTCCAGCGCATGCCGGCCGCGCCGATCACGAGGTCGACGTCGACCGGGATGATCTGGCCGTTGACGAACACGCGGCCCGCGCGCTTGATGCGCGACGGCGCGCGCTCGGGCGGTTTCGGCGGGTCGGGGAGCTTCCCGTCGATCGACTTCAGCGTGGCGAGCACGTCACGCAGCAGGTCGTTGGTGATCTCGATCATCAGCCCTCCCAAACCTCCAGTTAGGTGAAGGTTACGCCGCGGCCTGCTCCGATAGTGCTGGTAGGACCTCGCCACGCCACCGCGACCGTGTCGTGTGGAGCAGGTACCGGCCCGCGTCGACCGAGTGGTCGTCCACCTTGATCACCGCGTCCTCGCCACGATTCGCGGCCTTGTCGTCCCACGAGTAGCCCGGCAGCTCGTCGACGAGCCACTTGCAGGAGTCGACCACCCGGAACTTGTCGGCCGCCATCAGCGACGACCAGGTGCGGATCCCGTCGAGGACGTCGTTGTTCGCGTTCATCGCCGGCAGGCCGTCGCGGAACAGCTGGACCTTGAACGACGCGGCGGACGGGTCCACACACACCACCTCGGGTGTGATGCCGCGCAGCTGGGAACGCGGGTAGCGGACGGTGGTCAGCCACGTGCGCAGGCCGGCCGAGAGTTCGACGTCAGACAGCTGCTTCTGTGCCTGCCGCGAGTCGTGCCGCCACTCGGACACGAAGTAGATCCGGCCGTCCACACCGATCCCGCCGAGCAGCGCGTCGAACGGGTTGCGGGTGCCGTAGTCGACGCCGACACCCAGCCACTTCCGGACGATCGGCACCCGCTCGAACGGGACCACATGCTCGTCGGGGTCGAACATGTCGTACACGGCGCCCTCGGCCGCGACCCACTTGCCGAGGATGAACCGCCGATACCAGAGCCCCACGTACTCGGCCTTCAGCGACGCCACGTACTTCGGGTCGAGGCTGTGGTTGTCGTCGATGGTGAAATGCCACGACCGCAGGTCCAGTTCGCCGGTGCGCAGGAGGAATCTTTTCCGCAGCCAATGGTTCGGGTTGTCCGGGTTGGTCGTCGCGAACAACTGGGCGCCCGGCACCGACAGGCGCGCCAGGAGCTGCGTCCAAAACGACTCCGGAATCAGCGTCGCCTCGTCCACATAGGCGCCCGCACACGTCAACCCTCGGATACGGCCCTCGGCCAGCTCATTGTTCGCGGTGATGACCTCAACGGTGCGGCCCAGGATCGTCGCGGTCGGCGCGCCCCGCGTGTACTTCACCAGCCGTGCCGCCGGCCCCGTGACCGCGGGATCCTGGAGCGGCGCGAACACGTTCCGCGCGACGGTGTCCAACGTCTTCGCGCACACCACCAGCTCGCCGCCACGGGGCGCGCGGGCGACGTACATCAACCAGCGCAGCAGGCTCGCGATGGTCTTCCCGGACCGGACCGACCCTTCCCACACGTTGATGCGGGCCAGCGACTGGCCGATCGACTGCTCCTGCTTCGGCGAGAGCCGCAACTCAGTCGCCATCGTCGGCCGGCGCGGCGTGCCGCTCGACGAGCGTGTCCAGCATGGACCCGAGCAGCGAGCCCATCTGTTCCACCGACCCGTCGCCGTCGTGCTGGTCCAGCCGGAGACTGTTGCTCATCGCGAGGTTGTACGCCTGCATGATCTTCGCCTGGTCAGCGAACGGCGGCTGCTGCAAATGGGCCTCGGCGTAGGTGTTGTCCTTCCCGCCGAAGCTGTGCACGAGACACGGCTCGAACAGCTGCAACCGCAGCCGCCGGGCGTCGTCGAGCAGCGCGTTCATCTCCTCGGCTCGCTTGGATCGCGCGTCCGCGACCTTCGCCGCGGTGGCCGCCTTCGTCGCCGTCCGGTCGAACGACAGCCCCAACCGGCTGGCCACGTTGGTCACGCTGCCAACGCTGCGGCCGACCTGGGCGGCAATCTCGTTCCGACTCATCCCCTGCCCGTGCAGCACACGGATCTGCTCAACCTCGGCGTCCGTGAGCGGCTTGCTGTGCATCCGATCGCCACCCCCTCACGCACGAGGACCCATCTTGACCGGTCAGCCAGCTTGGTGGTCAAACCTCCACTTAACTGTAGGTCAGGTGGGGCCGCGTTGTTAGGCTGACCTGCGGGGGATGGCTCAGTTTTGGGCGCGATGGGAGCGGGTTGCGATGTCGTTGGCGGAGATCACGGTCACCTATGGCTCGTCGGTGTACGCGCCGAATAACGAACCGGCGGAGGGTTCTGTCCAGCTCGCTTTGGCTGGCGAGGCGGTCAGCAGTGGGGTCACTGTCGCTGCGGTGCCGGTGACGTGCCGGTTCGGCAATGGTGTGCTGTTCGGTTCGTTTTGGACGAACGGTGAGTCTGGTCTTCAGGCCACGGTGACGGAGAACGTGGTGGGGGCGGTCAACCCGCTGCCGTATGTGGTTGATATTCCGACGTCGGGCACGCTGGATTTGTCGACGGCGTCTCGTTCGACTCCGCCTGCGACGCCGGTCGACACGTACGTGCTGGCGTCGACGGTTGGGCAGCCGGATGGCGTGGCGACTCTGGACGGTACTGGGAATGTCCCGGCTGGCCAGCTCGGGAACGGCGTCGTCTCGTTCGACGGCCGCAGGGGCGCGGTGGCGCCGGCCAGCGGGGATTACACGGCGGCGCAGGTCGGGGCGCTGGCTATCGACGAGAATCTCGCCGACGTCGCGAGTGCATCGGTCGCGCTCGGCAACCTGGGTGGCGTAGCGAAGGGTGCGCTGGTCTTCGACGTCCGCGACTATGGCGCGGTCGGCAACGGCAGTACGAACGACGCTACCGCGATCCAGAATGCGGTGAATGCTGCCGCGACCAACGGCGGCACCGTGTATTTCCCGCCCGGCCAGTATCTGGTGAACACGGGGATCGTGCCGGCCAGCAATGTCGCGCTTGTGGGGGCGGGCTGCGGGAACACGGTGATCCTGGCGGGTAGCGCCGTCTCGGCGATTAACTCGACGTTGTCCGGGACGTACACCAAGAACAACCCGCTGACGCGGTTTTCGGTCGCGCACCTGAGCATCGACGGCACCCAGCAGGGCGCGGTGTTCAACGTCGGCTACAAGGGGATCTTTGGCCAGTACCTGTCCGAGTGCACGTTCGAGGACCTGGTGATCTCGAACTGTGTCGCGACGGGGTTCGGGTGTGACTTCCTGACCAACGGCACCGTGGTGCACAACGTGCGGGCGATCGGGAACGGCCGGTTGAACCAGGGTGGCGGCAGCGGTGCTGGTTCGTCCGGGATCGGGATCGGGACGGGGCAGTACACGGTTGAGGATTTCGTCGTCTCGGACTGTTTTGCGTCTACGAACGGCCGGTACGGGTTTCTGTTCGAGTCGCAGCCCGGGACGACGTCGACGGGTGCGCGGATCAGTAACTGTTTCGCGACCCTGAACTACAACCACGGGTTCGGTGATGCTGGCCTGTCCGGGGCGGTGTTCGCGAGCTGTGTCGCGTACCTGAACGGGCAGGCCGGGCAGTTCGATGGGTTCAGTATCGACAACGGAACCGTCGGGGCGACCGCCCAGCCGTCGGGCAATTCCACGTACGTCGGGTGCGAGGCCATCAGCAACACGCGCTACGGGTTCTCGTACCAGCCGACGGCGAACAACAGCACCTCGGTGGCGGGCGCGGGGAACATCACGTATTCGGGGTGCAAGAGCTACGGCAACACGTCGCTCGGGTTCAACATCAACTCGGCGGCGAGCCACCCTGTTTCCGGTGTCACGTACACCGGGTGCACCGCGCACGATAACGGCGCGTCGGGCTGGCAGGTCCAGAACCCGAGCAACAACGTCCATCTGCTCGCCTGCCGCGCCTCGGCGAACGGGCAGACGTCGTCGACGTCGAAGAACGGCGTCACGATCGGCGCGTCCGTGAGCGGCCTGACCATCAGCGGCTGCCGGTTCTACGACGACGGGGGCACTCAGAAGCAGGCGTACGGCTTGCAGGTGTCCAGCGGTGCGACGGTGACGAATGGGCACGTCGTCGGCAACGACATGCGCGGCAACCTCACCGGGGGCGCGAACCTGGTGGGCACTCTCACGGGCTGCTACGTGGACGAAAACCCTGGGTGGACGTTCTCGACGAGGCCATTGTGGACTCCGTCGCAGCAGGGCGTCATCGCCGCCACCTGTGATCTGATGATGGCGCCGTCACAGGCCGCGATCACGACGGGCCGGCTGTTCGTGTGCCCGGTGACGGTCGATCTCGCGGCGACGGCGAACAACATGTACGTCGCCTACAACTCGGCCAGCGCTGGAGTGACGGACGCCAACAGCTACCTCGTGGTCTATTCGGCCAGCGGCGCGCTGCTCGGCGCGACCGCCGACATCGGGACGTTCCTGACGACGGTCGGCGGCGCGTTCGTGCTGGAGCCGCTGATGTCCGGTGGGTCTGCCGCGCCCATCACCGGTCTGGCTCAGGGTCAGCAGATCTACCTCGGGATCATCAACAACTACAGCGGTGGCACCGGCCCACAGTTGATCGCCGGGCGCCTCTACGGCACCAACCTGTCCGGCGGTAGCAGCGGCCCGAACGTCACCAACGGGGTGCCGCGCTGGCTCGTGGCCTCGGGCACGTACACGGTGCCCCCGGCTACGTTGCCGTCGATGTCGGCGTCTAACACGAACCCTCTGATCGGGATTGGGCTGGCGCAGTAACCGGTTGGGCGCCCGCTGCTTCGTGCGTGGTCACGTGGTCTCCTCGGTGGTGATGCCGTACGCCTCGGCGAGTGCGGTCAGTGTCGGGCACGGCCAGACCACCCAGTGGTGCAGCGCGTCGGGCTCCAGCTCATCGTTCTCGTACCGGCAGCGTCGGCAGAGCCGGTCGCCGTAGGCGCCGAAGTCGGCTTGTCCATGCTCGGTGAGGATCTTCCGGTCGGCCGCGCAGTGGCGCAGGGTCACGCCCGGCTGTTGGCCAACGATGAACGCGGCCACGGCCGCACCAGGGCTGCCTTCGTCGTAGACGACGACATCGTGGCGCGCGTCGTAGATCTGCGACTCACCAGGGGTGTCCTCACGGGAGCCGCCGTAGATGCTGCCGCGAATCCAGGGCGTGGGCGCTTCGGCTTCGGCGTCGCGTGCGGTCTGCTCGGCGTGTTCGATCGCGGCGAGCAGCTGCTCGGTCAGGTCAGTCGACACCGCCGCGCCTCCAACCAAACCGGCATCCGTGATCGGAGCGTTTGACACGACCACCTCCCTCACGCGCGAGCCCAGCCATCGCGACCGGTCGCAAGCTCATGCCCCCGGTCCCTGCTGGTCAAACCTCGACTTAACTGTAGGTCAGGTGTGGATGGTTGTGGTGGATCACGGTGTCCACTCCTGTCGGTGGTCGGGATGGTCGGACCATTCGGAGGCGAGCAGGCGGAGTGCGAGTTCCAGTCCGAGCAGTTCGCGTTCGGTCGCGTACGTCGGGAGCCTGCTCAGCACGGGGTATTGGCGGTCTGGCTGGCCGTCGGTCCACCGCCCGTAGTTGCGCCCACTGGTCACCTTGCGGATTTTCGCTGCGCGCCACGCCTCCACGATCTGCCGTTTGGCTTCGACGCCACGGAGCACACGGTTCGGGTCATGACGAGCAACATGCACGCCAACACCGACCTCCACCTCCTCCGTACCGGAGAGCACCAGATGCGGACCGCTGCCCGGGGTCGCGAGGAACGGGTACTCCTCGATGGACCGAAGGCCGACGTCGGCGCCTTCGGCCAGGAACTCGTCCCTCGCGGCCGCGCCTGCCTCGATGTCGACGGGCGTGTCTGCGAGGGGATCGTTGTAGTGCGAGCGCTCCCAGCGCCAGTGCTCGCCACCAGCAGGCACGCGCTGACCGCGTACGCCGCACGCCGCTAGCGCGCCCTGCTCGTCCTCGGCAATTCGGGCGCGCAGGAACGCCACCAGGTCGTCGGTCACTTCGCCTCCAGCGCGGCAGTCACGGCCTGCACGGTCGGGCACGGCCACGGGTCGGAGCCGATGTAGTGGCTGCACTCGGTGCACCAGAGGCGTTCCGTCCAGGCGTCTGCCGGTTCATCAGGCGGCACCTCGGTCGTTTCCGGCTTGTGCAGGTCGAGCACGGCGCGGATCACGGCGAACGCCTTCTCGGCCACCTGCTCTCGCGTGACCCGGCCGTAGTCGCCGTCGGCGGGATCTTCGGCCGCGTAGGCGTCGAGCAGTGCGCGCGGGTCGGTCACGTGGTCTCCTCGGTGGTGCTGGGTCTGTAACAGGGGTGCCCCATGCTGTACGGGTAGTGGAGCATGTCGGGGTCACTGGTGCGGCAGTAGCACTGTTCCCAGACGCGTTCCCGGTGACCGTCTGGCGTGACTGCGTCGAGCGCCTTGGTGTTGCCGTCGTTGTCGAGCGCCGAGACTTCGATCTGGCGGTCAGCCATGGGCGGCCTCCTCGGTTGCGCCGACCGCTCTGTACTCGATGCACACGCCGTCCGGCAGGTCCAGCGCCTCACTCATCTGGTTGGCGAGCAGCTTGGCATGGGCGTCGACCCGCGCCTTGTGCTGCCTGAACGTCATCGCGGGATCTGGCTGCTCAGGCATCGGTGCTCGTCTCCTCGGTGGTGATGCCGTACGCCTCGGCGAGCAGGCGCAATGTGGGGCACGACCCCTCGAAGTACTCGTCGTTTCCGTGCCGCCATTCCGCGCCCGGTGAACCATAAGACGCGGACGGTGGCCAGTCGGCTGGGTAGGTGCCCGTCGACAGTTCGCGACAGCTGTGCGCGCCAGAGTGCAGTTCCACGATCTTCCGGTCGGCTGCGCAGCGACGCGTCACGGCCTGCGGGTCGTGGTGCGCGATGTGGCGCCCGTCGCCGTCGAGCACAGGCAGCGCGTAGTCCCGTTGCGACACCACGCCGAGGCCGTCGCCGTTGACCACGCGGTACTGCGATGAGTGGTACTCCCAGGGTCCTTTGGTCGCGGCACTCGCGATGCGTTCGGTCTCCTCGATCGCGGCGAGTAGCTGGGCGGTCAGGTCCTCGGTCACGACAGCAGCTCCACTGGAACCGTGATCGGCATCCGTCGCAGCTGATCCCACAGCGCGACGACCCGCTGTTGCTCGGCGGCCCACTTCCCGCGTGTCTCGATGTCCGCGCTGTGTGGCCACCAACCGGTACGCAACAACGCGGTGACCGCGACGTTGAACGTGGCGTCGGTGAGGAACAGTCGGTGTGCCTGTTCGTCGCCGAGCACGGCACCGAGGTCGCGGATCGCGCCTTCGAGCAGTGCGTGCTCGACGTCGGCTTCCGACCATTGGCTCATATCCAGGTCACCGTTTCGCCAGCGTGCTTGGCCTCGTGGTAGTTGTGTGCGGGCTCGGCCGGGACGGTGCAGTGGATGCGCTGTCCGTTGTCGAGCGTCTTGTATTCACCGCACGCGCGTGCCTGTGCTGGCTCGGCCACCGCGTGGTGCTGTTCGATCCATTCTCGACGGACACCACGGATGGTGGTGACGACCTGTGCGATCAGGCGGGGTTCGTAGGAGTAGGCGAACGTGCTGTGATCGGGGACGTGTGCGGTGCACACGTGGATGCCGAGCGGCACGACGCCTTGTGTGTCGAGCTGGTCGGCGAACCGGGTCAGCACGGCGGCCAGGTCCCGGATCGGGTTTGGTGTCGCCGAGGCTTCCCGCGCGATGACGCGGTGTATCTCGGTGTCGTCCATCACGATGCCGTTGTCGACGACGGTGTGTTCGGGTGCGGTTTGCGTCCAGGTGGTGCGGCTGGTGATCACCATGTCGGCGCGGTCGATGCGGTGGATGGGTACGGGTGGTGCAGCGAAGTTCTGGTGTGCGCCGGCCACTACGTCGGCGAGTCGCTCGCGGTCTTTGTCGGATGCGGGCGCGGAGCGCGGTGGGATCACGATGGTTCCTTCGGGGTTGAGTGTCTGCGTGCTGTGCGGATGCGACGTTCGTCGCGGACGATGAGTGCGGCGACGATGCCGGCGGGTATCGCCCAGTAGGCGACGTCGAGTGCGACGGCGATCATCGGTCACCTCTCATCTGACGGCGTGTGAGGTCCACCTCGGCCCGCAGTTCGGCCAGTTCGGCCATCACTGCGTTTGCCTTGG